ATGTACCTCTTGAGATATTTTTAGGTTCTTTATTTTAGTGGTCTTGTCCATAGGCAGAAAAAAGGTAGAAAAAAGTATACCTTTTTAATAAATAGTTCCTTAGGTAAAAAGAACTTTGTTTTTTTTCACAATATTTATCTATAAATAAATAAAACAATAAATTAAAAACAAATGGCATCAAATCAAAAAGTATTCGTATCACCGGGTGTATTTACTTCTGAAGTTGACTTAAGTTTCGTAGCACAAAGTGTGGGTGTAACCACATTAGGTCTTGTAGGTGAAACTCTAAAAGGACCGGCTTTTGAACCAATATTCTTACGTAATTTTGACGAATTCACAACTTATTTCGGAGGAGCATCCCCTGAAAAATTCATAAACACACAAATTCCTAAGTATGAGGCTTCTTATATAGCTAGAGCTTACTTACAACAATCAAATCAATTATTCGTAACAAGAGTTTTGGGTTTATCGGGATATGACGCAGGACCATCTTGGACTATAACCACAAAAGGTAATGTGAATCCAACTACGGTTGATTTTTTCTGTGAAAGTGCGACAACTGTTGATTGTGTTACAGAATGTGTCGATTATAAAACTATTGATTTTTCAATTGATTTTTCAGGATGTACTAATGACTTAGATACAGTTTCATTTACATCTCCAAATCAAATACCTGAAGTAATTTCAGAAAAATTAAATGTACCTTACGAGTTATTTGATGGAAGTACATCGACGTTAGACGATGATATGAAATCTCAAATATTTACCATTCTTAATAACCCCGCATCCGAAGACTATAGTATTAATTATTATGGTGCGATACCGGGAAAAACTTACGATGACTTTAAACCTGTATTTACAGGTGAAACAAACGTATTTGGAGTTGATAATGTTAGTTCTACTGAAATTGATTACTCAGCACCTCAAAATGATTCATGGTATTATGGTTTGTTCGATAATAATGGTGATGCCGTTTATAGCGGTTATTCTTATTGGTCAATAGTGACAGGGTTAACTCTTAATCCGGTTACGACAACAACAACAATAGACTCAACAACAACAACAACAACAACAGACCCTTGTGTTACACCAGTACCTCCGTCGACAACAACAACGACAACTGCGGCACCGGTAAATTGTTACACAGGAACCTTAATTGGTCGAATATATGTTTATTCAGGTACGGCTTATACAGATTACGATGACTTAGTTATTGCAACTTTACGTTCAAGAGGTTTGGCGACATATTCAACTGACGACGGAGCGGTATACGAGGTTTCAGGTTTAACCGACGTTACTTTAGATTGTACAGGTACATATTCAGGTGTTACAAAAAACCCATACTCGGCGTTTGGTATTAACATCACAAATAAAAATAATCAAAAATATTTCTTTGAAACTTCATTCCAAAATTCAGACCCTAAGTATGTAAGTAAGGTATTTGGTTCATCAAACTTCGCAAAATCAAGAACAAATGTTCCGTTGTTTGTAGAAGAAAAGTTCCAAACGTTATTAAATTACGGATGGAGAAGTGGATTTATTAGAGGACTTAATTGTGAGTTAAACGCTTTACCTGATGCAAGACAAGGTTCAGACCCAACATCTATAGCATTCTACTTAGAACAATATCAATCAGCGGAATCTCCGTGGGTTGTATCTGAACTAAGAGGTTCTAAAGTATATAACCTTTTTAAATTTACAACAATTTCTGATGGTGGTTCATCAAACACTGAAGTTAAATTATCAATATCTAATATTTCATTTAATAATGGGACATTTGATTTGTTAGTGAGAGATTTCTTTGATACGGATGCAAATCCTGTAGTATTAGAAAAATATACGAACTGTGCTATGGACCCAAATCAAAATAATTTTGTGGCACAAAAAGTTGGAACCGTTGACGGGGAATACGCGTTGAACTCGAAATATATAATGTTGACGATGAACGAAGACGCACCGGTCGACTCACTACCTTGTGGGTTTGAGGGGTACGACTTTAGAGAATATGCTGGTTCAAGACCACCTTTCCCAATTTATAAAACAAAGTATGATTTTCCAGGTGAGGTTATATATAACCCACCTTTCGGTTTAGCGTCAGGTGATGATGACGCAATCAGAAGTAGTGGTGATAATGTAAGAAGAACTTACTTAGGTATTTCTAATACAATTGGAATAGATACTGAATTTTTTAACTATAAAGGTAAACAACTACCATTAGATATTTGTACTAGTACAACAGGTAATGAGTGGTCATATAAGACTAAAGGTTTCCACATGGATATTAATGCAAGTGGAATTACAATTCCGGATATCTACGCAACTAGTGGTACTACAGCATTTTATACGGGTGATGCACCTTTTGTTAGAGACCCTGAAAGTGAAGAAAATCCTTATTATAGATTATTCGCACGTAAATTTACTTTATTAGTTGCGGGTGGTTTTGATGGATGGGACATCTATAGAGAAACTAGAACTAACAGTGATAGATTCGTATTAGGAAGGTCAGGATACTTAAACGGTTCATGTTCGTCAATAAAATATCCGACGGCATCAGGATGGGGAGCATTTAAACAAATAACCGTAGGTGATAATACACAAGGTTATGGAAATACTGATTATTACGCATATCTATTAGGTCAAAAAACATTTGAAAACCCTGAAGCGGTTAATATTAATATATTTACAACACCGGGTATTGATTATGTGAACAATTCAGATTTAGTTGAACAAGCTATTGACATGATTGAAAACGATAGAGCGGATTCGATATATATCACAACGACACCTGATTACAACTTGTTTACACCAACAACGGGTATTCAATCTGATATTATTTATCCTCAAGAAGCGGTAGATAATTTAGATAATACAGGTATTGATTCTAACTATACGGCAACTTACTACCCTTGGGTATTAACTAGAGATAGTGTAAATAACACTCAAATCTATTTACCACCAACGGCTGAAGTTGTTAAAAACTTAGCTTTAACCGATAACATTGCTTTCCCTTGGTTCGCCGCGGCGGGTTACACGAGAGGTATAGTTAACGCAATTAAAGCGAGAAAGAAACTTACTCAAGAAGATAGAGACGTTCTTTATCAAGGTAGAATTAACCCAATTGCAACATTCTCAGATGTGGGAACTGTTATATGGGGTAACAAAACCTTACAAATTAGAGAAAGCGCTTTAGATAGGATTAACGTCAGAAGATTATTATTACAAGCTCGTAAATTAATTTCGGCTGTTTCAGTTAGATTATTATTCGAACAAAACGATGATAAAGTAAGACAGGATTTCTTAGACGCGGTCAACCCGATATTAGACGCAATTAGACGTGATAGAGGTATTTATGACTTTAGAGTGACTGTTTCATCAGACGCATCTGATTTGGATAGAAACCAAATGACCGGTAGTATTTATATTAAACCTACTAAATCATTAGAATTTATCGACATAACGTTCTTTATAACACCTGCGGGAGCATCGTTTGAGAACATATAATAAAAAAAACCTAAAGGTGGGGTCATAAAACGACTCCACCTTTTATTTATATAATATGAAAACACATAAAAATATTTTAGAAGGTATTGACGAAGAAGGAACTCCGGATATGAAGTATTATGCTTTTGATTGGGATGATAATATCATGAATATGCCAACCAAAATTATATTAAAAGACGATGGGGGTAATGAGGTAGGTATGTCTACTGAAGATTTCGCAGAATATAGGACTTTAATAGGTAAAGAAGATTTTGATTATGAAGGTCATAATATTGTTGGTTTTGGGGAGGACCCATTTAAAAATTTTGGGGTTAAAGGTGATAAACAATTTATAATTGATTCAATGTTAGCTTCTGAAGGTCCGGCTTGGTCAGATTTTGTAGAGGCGATTAATAATGGTTCGATATTTTCAATAATAACGGCTAGAGGTCATACACCATCAATTTTAAAAGAGGCTTGTTATAATTTAATTGTTTCAAACCATAAAGGTATTGATTCTAATGAATTAGTAAAAAATTTGGAGAAATTCAGAGATATTAGTGGTCAGAAGAAAGTTTCTAAAAAAGAAATGATAAGGGAATACTTAGACTTATGTCGGTTCCATCCTGTGAGTTATGGTGAAGG